GAGATGCCCTGCTGGTTGTCGTAGTCGAAGCCCTTCTCGTTCCACTCGGGCGCGCCGATGTCGGCCATGCCCAGCGCTTGCGCGCCGCAGAACAGGATCTGGCAGCCGTCGACCGCGCCGCCACCCCACTTCGAGCCCGCCGCCGCGCCCGCGGTGTTGTAGACGTGGCGGAACTCGTGCAGGTAGATGCCGTCGATCTTGACGCTGGCACCGGTGAACAGCTCGTTGTCGCCGCGCTGCTGGGCGTGACGCAGGTTGAGCATGTAGGTGCTGTCCAGCTTCAGCTTGGCCATGGCCGTCGGGGTCAGGAACGCGTGGAACGTCTCCTCGCCCTTGTCCATCACGCCGCGCATGTAGCGCTCCTTGGCGTAGGCCTTCAGCTGCACGAACAGCTCCCACATCGGGAGGTCGGCGGTCGCCACGTCGGAGGTCAGGCCACCGGGCACGATGGCCTTGGTGGTGCCGTTCCAGCGCACGCGGCGCGCGGCCGACGGGGCAGCCACATCGGCGGCGAACTCCAGGAACGGAAGGTCCGAGCCGACGCGGTTCGCGCCGTTGTTCTTCTTGGCGTACGACACGCCCGACAGCGTCAGGAAGGCGAGCTGGTCGAGGCGGTCGGCCAGCCAGTAGGCCAGCACGTCGCGGCTGTTGCCGCGGAACTCGACCACCGACTTCTGGTCGGCCATCTTGCCCTCGTGGCGGTTGGCGTGACGCAGCTGGTCGATGCGGATGACCTGGTCGAAGGTCTGCATCGCCTCTTCGTTGCCTTCCAGCGTGCGGTCGCCCGCGACGCCGTCACCGGTCAGGTCGGCCAGCAGCGTGATGACCGCGCGGGCGCCCTTCTCGGACTTCTTCAGCTCGGTGATGTGCTGCACCATCGAGCTGGGGCCGGTGCCCAGAAACTTGTTGATGAACGACTGGTTCCGGGCGTTGCGCCACAGATCCTTCGACCAGATGGTTTTCTGCTCGTTGGTCAGCAGACCGAAATTGGTCAGCATGGTGATGATCCTCGATAGACAGTAGACGGTTTTGCCAGCCAGAGCTGGCCGCTTTGTCGATGTCTCGTCTCGACGCACGAGGATGGAAGCTGATCTCGACGCTTACCTTCGACGGTGGCCCGAGGGCCGCGGCCATGATACTCGAAAAAAGAGCGTAGATGGCCGGGGCCACCTACGCTCAAAACGCCGACTTTCACGGCGCAAGGAGAAGCGACGGGAGGTCGCTCTCCACCCCTGTTTCAGGGCCGGGCCATCTCGCGCGCAATGGCGCGCACGACCCCGTAGAAGAGGAAGTCCTTCACCTGCTGGTCCTTCGGAAGGTCGCAGAAGGGCACCAGGCACGGGTGCTCTTTGCGCCCTTCGTGCTTCAGCGGACCGTAGGTCCAGCCCTCGGCGAGCTTGTGCTGCTTCCAGGCCTCATGGCCGGCGGCCGGACCGAGCTTCGGGTTGTTCAGGTGCATCTCGACGCCGCGGCGCAAGGACTCCTTGTGGTCCTCCGGTGCGTCGTCCCAGTCGGTGTGCGAGCGGTCGCCCAGGGCCTCGCAGTAGGCCTTGTTGACCTCGTGCGCCACGGCGGCGATCGAGTCGATGACGGACTTCTTCATACGCGCTCCGGCCAGGTTGCGAAGGTGGCGTAGCTCGACGAGACGCGACCAGCGTCTGCGCTCTCGTAGAGCGCGACTGGAGAGAGTCCGTGCACGCTGCCGTCCGGGTGGAAGGCGGTCACGCCGACCATGACCGGGCCATTGCGCGTGTCCACGCTCACGCCGAACACCTTGGTGACGACGGCGGCGACCAGATCCCCACTCGTGATGCCGAGCCCGACGTGGTTGTGCAGGACGACCATGCGTCCGACGGTCGGGATCATGCGCCCCCCTGTACCAGGCGGTCGCGCAGCCGGAAGCCCAGCAGCGGCCAGAGCTTCTGCTTGGCGTTCTCGCGGGCGATCTTACGGCCGATGGCGGCGTCGAAGTTCTCAGGGCTGGCGCAGGCCGACTCACCGGTGACGGTGAAGCCGTTCTTCAGCACCAGGACGCAGAAGGTCAGCAGCCCCAGCGATTCAGGGTAGGGGCCGCCGTTGCCGCCACAGGCGCCTTCGCAACCCTCACGAGCGGTGAAGTAGTGCTCGCTGGCGATCGCGGCCTCGATGTCGGTTGGTGTGACGCGCGGGGCTGTGAGGCCCTTGGCGACGATCTCCTGCTCGATCATCGAGTCGTCGGCGGTAGGCGAAGTAATCCGGTTCACAGGTCATCTCCCCGCAGCTTCTTGAGCTGCTCTTCGTCGAGCTTGGCGAACTCGTTCTGGTTCATCTTCATCACGTCGGTTGGCGTGAGGGCGAGCGTGCGGCTGTTGTCCTGCCCGGCCTTCGACAGCGACGGCGGCTGGCTCTTGGCGGTTTCCGCCGCCTTGGCCACGGCGGCGGCCTTGCGGCGAGCGGCCTCGGCTTCGGCGTCCGTCACGCGCGGCGCGACCGTGGTGGCGGTCTCCTGGGCCTTCGTCTCGGCCTTCGGGAAGACGCGCTGGACGGCCTTCTGCAGCGCCTTCGAGGCCGGCATGCCGCGGCGCTCGTAGACTTCCTTGAAGTCCGCCACCTCGTCGAGCTTGGCCTCGTCGAAGTCGTCGGAATCCGGGTCGAGCTGCGGGTAGGCTTCTTCGATCCGCTCCAGCGTGAGGTTGTAGCGGGCCGTTTCGACAGCCTGCACGTACATCAGCTGGTTCTGGGCGGTGTTCTTCGCCTCGATGATGCCGCGCTCGGTGTGGCGGATCTTCGTCAGCAGCTCGCGCGCCTTGGCCATCTCGCCGTCGGCGAGCAGCTTGTTGTAGTCCTCCTCCATCTTCAGGAGCGAGTCCTCCTGCTTGGCGAGGTCTTCGTTGGCCTTGGCCACCGTGGAGCCGCGCTCGTACTGCGCGACGCGCGCCTCGGCCGCCTCGCGGGCCTTGCGCTCCTTGTCGAGCAGCTCCTTGTGCCGGCTGAGCGGAATGCGCGTGTCCTTGCGCGCCTTCTTCTCGGCCTCGGGATCAGCCTCCGGGTCGGCCTCGCTCTTCGGGTCAGATTCCGGGTCCGGATCGTCCTGCAGCTTCGGGTCGGGGTCGGGCGCGGCGAGTTCCGGCTTCGGGTCGGACTTCGGATCGTCGAGGATGTCTCCTCGGGCGATGGCTTCAGCGTCGGCGGTTCCAGGCATCAGATGCTCCTTGCGGGTTGTGGGCGTTGTGCGGCTTGTGCTGCCGCTTGTGCTCGCTCCACGCGACGGTCTTCGCGCTTCTCAGCCATGTCCGTCGCCTTGAGGGCGGCGTCGTTCTCCTGTTTCTCGCGCTGGAGCGCGAGATCCATGAAGTCCATCTGCTTCTCGTGAGCGAACCTACGCTCTTCGAGGTCCATCTCGTGCTCGGTCTTGGCCGCTTCCAGCATCGGATTGCCCGGATCGGAGACCTCCGGCGGCGTCATCGCTTCCTTCTGGGCGAGCACGGTCTCCTTCTGGGCCTTGGCCTGCTTCAGGCCAGCGTCGGCGGCCTTGCTGGCAGCCTCGCCTTCGAGCTTGGCCACTTCGGCAGCCTGGCCGCGGGCGGCCAGCTCGCGCTGCTGCTGCGCCTCGGGGCTGTTGGCGTCGCCCTCGATGCGGCGGACGATCTCCTTCTTGTTGCGCAGGCGGCTCGACTCGATGAGCGCGCTGTCAGGGATCGCCACGCCCATCTCGCGCAGGGCCACGGCCTGCTCGAACTCGCTGTCCTCCAGCGAATCGCGCGCTGGCACCAGGCTGACGGAGACGCTGTACTCGCCCTGCGTGAGGTCGTTGAGGATGCCCTCGGGCGTCGCCTCGTTGATCGTGAACGACTCCGTCTCGCCGGTCAGCTCATCGAGCACGATCGTCATCACGCGCTGGTCGGTGTAGCGCTCCTGGGCCATGTCGAGCACGTTGCGCGCCAGGATGTAGTCCGTGCGGCCCAGGTTGTCCAGGGGCTTGATCAGGTTCGTGCTGCCGGCCTGGCGCTTGGCCTGGATCGCCTTCGCGGCCACGTCCTCGCGATCGAAGCCCTGCATCGAGTCGCTGACGCCGGAGATCGTCTTGATGTGCTCCTCGGCCTTGAAGCTCACGCGGTCCAGGCCCGTCGGCACGGCGTTCGGCGTGATCTTCTGGATCGCCTTGGTGACGTCGTCGTTCACCTCGATCACGAGGCCGGTCTGCGCGCCCTTGCGCTCCAGCTCTTCGGCGGTCATGTTCGTCAGCGAGCCCGACTTCACGATGTACCCGCTGTTGGCCGTCGTGTTGATGACGTGCAGCTCCTGGCTGCTGGTCTTGTTGAGCAGTTCCTGCGGGCCGATCAGGTTCTCGGCCAGGCCGACGGTGTACCCGTGCATGAAGAACGGGAAGTACGGCACCACCGTGAAGTGCTTGTACGGGCTCCAGTCGTCGAACAGCACGACGTTGTCGCACACGACGGTCCACCGGATGCGGCGCAGGACGCGCGGGACCACCTTGAAGCCGAAGCGCTCGACGAACCAGTTGATGCGGTTCTGGTCGAAGTCCGCTGGGATCTGGCGCATGTCGCCGTCAGCGGACAGGAAGTGCAGCTGACGGTCCAGCTTGCGGTACTGGCGGTCGAGCACGCGCAGGTTGCGCAGGTCACTCGGGTTCGGATAGCCGCCGGTGTAGACGGCCGTGTACTGCGGACCGAAGCGGTCGCGGAACATCTGCACGGAGTCGGCGCCGTAGGCGAAGGAACCATGGTCCCGACCGCGCAGGTAGTCAGCGTCTTCCCTGCCGTACATCGCGGCGATGTCGTCGACCGTGAGCCACTTCGTGACCGTCACGTCCGACCAGGTGTCGGGGTCGTAGTCCTCGGCGTCGGGGTCGATGACGACGTTCTTCGAGTTCACCTTTGTGACGCGGACCTCGCCCATCACGTGGTCGTTGTAGTCCATGCGCACATCGAGGAACCCGCGGCTGCGGATGATCCCGTCGGTGAACATATCGCTGCGCAGCCAGTCGAGCATGTTGTTCTGGCTGATCTGCTTGAACACCTTCGACAGCACGTTGGCGGTCTCGGCCTTGGACTTGCCCGTTGGCCGGTAGCTGATCTCGGTGCGGTTCCTGATCTGCTCGCCCATGACGTTGGCCATGGTCGGCAGCATCTTGTTGATCGTCAGCGCCGGAATCCTGCGCTTCTTCAGGTCGCGCAGGTCCTCTTCCTTCCACTGCTTGCCGCGGACGAAGTTGTCGCAGATGTCCGCCTTGACGACGAACTCGTGGTGCCCGTTGTCGCGGCAATAGGCATAGCGCGCCTGGACCTCGTGGGCGAGAGATGCGTCAACGGGCATGGTGCCTCCACAGATATTTGGCTGAGCGAGCCGAGCACGTCACTTCAGGTTCACCAGCTTGTAGATGGTCTGGCCCGTCAGCTCTTCCAGCTCCGCCAGGATGTTCTGCATCGCCTCGCTGCCGTGGTCCTCGGCCATCTCGTCCTTGATATCCCGGAGGTATTCCCGCAGCAGCTCGACGGGGTCGCCACGCGGCACCGACACGGGCGGCCAGCGGCTCGGGCGCTTGTTCAGACCCATGTAGACCTCGGCGTACCGGTCCGTCAGGCCGTCGAGGGCGGGGTAGAACTCGCCCAGGGCTACGTGCTCGGCGTAGGAGGTCGTGGAGAGGTGGGCCAGGTGCGCGGCGATGCGCAGGCCCATGGAGCGGGCGACGAATTCGGGGCAGCTCATGGGGCTCCTTGCGGGCATTTGTGGGACAGGGCGGTGAGGCGCACCGACATCGCCAGCGTGCGCGCGGCGTCGATGGCCCAGCCTGGCGGCAGCGGCTCGGCGTACGTGACCTGGCGCAGGAACGCGCACCCGCACGACAGGCGCCGCTCGACGCTGAACGTGACACCAGGGCGAATGTTCTCGTCCATCACGCCGCCATGTGGGAGAGCGCGGCGCTGCCGCCTTCGAGGCGGTCTTTCCACGACCTCATCTGGGGCTGCTTCGGCTTGACCGGCGGCTGGCGGCCCACCATCAAGTGCATCGCCCACGCCAGCGAGTCGACCTGGTCGTCGTGCACGCCGGCCGGAAAGCGCAGCATCTCCAGCTGCAGCTGATCGAACCACGGCGCGCCACTGGCGAAGCTCACCATGCCCTGCTGCATCCGCCCCTGCAGAACCTTGGCACGCGCGAGCTTGTCGGTGATGGGTTTGAGCACGGTGATGGAGGGGTAGAAGTTGCGCTCTCTCATGCGCTTCTTCAATAGAGCTTCGATCGACCGGTAGATCATGCCGTCCTCGAAGCCGAGGGTCAGGGTGCGATTGTGCCACCGGGTCGCCAGGTTCAAGACCGCCTCGACGATGTGGAACGCATCGCCGCTCTTGAACCGGACCTGGTCCACGACATGGGCCATGTCGTCGGCGTCGTGCAGTACCACCGTGCCCACGGTGTAGTCGTTCTGCTTCTTCTCGCTGATGGCGAAGTCGAACGCGATGTAGGCGTAGGCATCGACCGGCCGCGGCGGAGCGGCGCGCTTGAACTGGCTGCGCTCGAAGTACCCGCCGTCGTTGGGCACCGGGTTCTGCTGATAGAGCGCGCTCCACCACCGGCCGCCGCGGTTCTGGGCCTTGATCCGGTTCAGTTTGTCCAGGTCGTAGCGGGCCGGATGCAGGGCCTCGCCCTTGCCGCGCAGCAGCTGGTACTCGGCCGGGTTCCACTTCGCCAGGTCGTACTCGATCTGCCCGGTGGCCAGGTTCAGGTACTCGTCGCTCTCGGCGATCGCCGGGTACTTCACCACCTCGAACTGGTCCACGAAGGCCGCGTCGGCGTCCTCGACGTTCTTCATGAGCGTCTGCAGGCGCCCGGCGAGGTCGTCGTCGTGCCACCAGGTCTGGATGATCAGCACGCCGCCGCCTGGCGCCAACCGGCTGTAGGCGGTCGACAGGTACCACTCCCAGATCTTCTCCCGCATGTCTGGGCTGTCGGCCTCCTCGGCGTTCTTCACCGGGTCGTCGATGGCCAGCACGTGCGCGCCGCGGCCCGTGATTGGGCCGCCGATACCCGCCGCCACGTAGCCGCCGCGCGCCTGGTGCAGCGTCCAGGCCTCCGTGCCTTGGTTGTCGGGGTCCAGCCGGGTCTTGAACACCGTCTCGTAGAGCGGGTCCGCGATGATCTGCTTCACCTTGCGGCTGAAGGTCATCGCCAGCGCCAGGTTGTACGAGCAGGCGATGAACTCGTGGTCGGGGTACTGCCCCAGGTGCCACGCGGGAAAGTTCCTGGACGCGATCTCCGACTTTCCATGCCTTGGTGGAAGCAACAGCATCAGGCGCGGGCTCTTGCGCTCGGCCACCTCCCGGCTGAACTTCTCCAGGCGCCGGCAGATGTCCTTGTGGACCCAACCGGCGTCGTAGCTCGGGTTGAAGCGCTGGATGAAGGGCAGCAGGCGGCGGCGCGCGGCTTCCCGCTGCAGCGCCTCCAGCTGGGCGCGTGCCAGGTCAGGGCTGATCGGCGGTTTGGGCTTGGCCGGCATGCTCGTTCGGAAGCAACGCGACCTCAGCCGAAGCGTCTTCGATCAATCGGAACAGCTCCTCGTCGGACAGCTGCTCCACCTTGGCTCGGCCGGCGGCCGAGAACGTGATGTCGACCTTCTTGGGCTCGTAGAACCCGCACATCTTGCCGATCTCCCGGGCGGCGGAGACCATGGACGACGGCTCCGACATGAGCTTGGCCATGTCGTACGACTCCTTGAGCATCTCCATCACGTCGCGCTTGGTCAGCTCGGCGGCGCGGGCGTAGGCCTCGCGCTCGACGGCCAGCGCACGCTGGATGTTCGGCATCGCCATGAGGCGGTAGCCGTACGCCGGGTTGTTCAGGCTCATGCCTGCCCGCTGCTGAGCATTGGGCACTGACTCGCCGCTGGCGAGGGCTTTCACGAACGCCTTCTGCTTGTCCGTGAGCGGCTTGTCGGGGCTCACGGCGCGGCAGCCGTCCATCTGCGACGTGTCTTTGCCTTTACGCGCCTGCGTGGTCACGCGCACGAGCTTGTTTCGCTCGTGGTGTTTGTGTGCTCCAGGTCCGCGGGGCCTTGCCATGGGCGCGATTCTATGCAAGAGCGTAGAGATTTGGGCAAGGGAATGGAGAGGCGGAGTGCATAACTGCGGGGTTCGGCGTACTTGGGACGGGATTCTGCGCAAAAAATTTTTGGTTGTGCG